GAAGCACCCCCTTACTGTTGATTTTAATATTCCTGCTCGGTTTAACGTGGGAGCATCACACGACAACATTAAAAGTAATAATATGCAAAATCAGCATAGGTTTGCAAGTGTAGTTTATTTTGAGAGTAAGTCGTGAAGTTGTTTTAACTCATTTCCAGAGCCTTGCCAGGCATTGCCACACTCAAGACATCTGAGTTCATTGCCAACAAAATCTAATTTTTTGTGCTGACATTTCTTAAATTCAATTTTTGTCTTCTCCTGATAAGTGTCAAACTCCTGATGATCTTCATCAATTGTTTTCTTGTGTTTTTCAAAGAAATATTTAGATTGCAAACTTCTCCTTTGGATCCATAGCCTTAGTAATGGCGCTAATTCTAGCCTCGCTACTCGCTAACAAATCAATAATCTCTTGATAAGCTCTGGCTCTACCATAGGATTCAGTATAGGCTTTAAAAAAGGCCTGCTGATCCGGAAACTTGGCTGGGTCTACCCAAAGGTTGGTTGCTGCCGCCTGGAGCTTGGGGAGTAGGTGCTCCCTGTAATCCTCCAGCTTGTTGATTCGGTGAAACGCCTCCTGGACCTGGAGCTCCTCCTTGAACTGGAGCAACTTCTGCTTTTTTAAAATATCGTTGGCTATCATTTAGGCCTCCTTCATTTAAAATTGATACTATTAAGTCTTTGACTTTTGGAACCCATCCTTCTTGCTGTAATAACCCAAGAATTGTTTGATCTTTAATCATTGATAAACCAAGTTGCCTCGAAGCTATATATTCTTCGCTAGATCCCATTTCCATCGACTTAACATCAACAATGTATGCAAAGTTTCCATCAAAGTCTTGGGGAACAACGTGAAGTTTAGCTGAATTTTGTTTTTCATCAATTTCAAGTTTTGGTGATACAAGTAGTTTACTTAAATCTTGTTCTTTAGGATTTTCAACAAATGGGTGCTCTGGAATCATTGAAGCATCCACCATATCAGCCAGTTGGCCATCACCAATCTCGTAATTTGTTTGCTCCATTATTCCCTGGATCATATCAATCGATTCATCTGGGAAAGTCATATCAGACAAACCTAGATTCTGGAACTCCTCATATTGTTCTGGACCAATAAGATCAATAATCTTCGATTCATTTTTAGGATCTGAGAAGTAATATTGTTTATTATTTCCAATCCACATAGTAACAACATCAGTAATAAAGTCACTGAGCTCATTTTGGTTTCTCTGGTCTCTAGCGTTCTGTTGTTTAGCAACTTGCTTAATTTCAGTAGCAGTCTTTTCCCCATTAAACATATCTACTGAGGAAGTATTCTGACTAAGATCTCCCATTGCAGTATTAAAAGCGCTAACAAGAGCTGCATAGGTTGTCTCAAACCATCTTTGAGCCTCACCGTTCCCACGCATCTCTGTTACCGCATCTGGATCATCCATTAGCCATTGGGCTTCTGGTCCATATTCAATAGTTTCAATTCTTACTGCATTTTCAACAATTTTTAGCGGAGGTCGCATCTTTAAGATCATTTCATCTAAGTATCCGCAGAGAACTGCCTGGATTGCTAACCATAGAGAAATTACTGGTTCAACTTCGCTTTCACCAATAGCATCATCCTGAATTGGATAGTATCTAAGTTGCGAAACTGGAATCATTCCGTGTTTATTTGGATTTTTAATGTCTCTAATAACCTCACCATAGCGAGTAGAGAAACTAATCCATCTATCTTCTCTAAATTCTGTCACAACTTCAATAACTGGATAAGAACTATCTTGACCAATTCTATCTGGCAAACCCTGAATCGATAAAACCTGGCTAGTCCTAGTATTGTCTTTTCTATCAGAAACTTTATAGTCATCACTGCTCATTTTTGATTTTACTTTGCGTAAATTCTTCCAGATTGTCTTGCCAGATGCTTTATTTTCATCTTCTAAGTCTTCAACATAAAACCATTCTCTGTGTTGGAACCATTTAGCGTTTCTAACGTGGTCAGCCTTAGCATCCATTCCACAATCTCTAATATCCCAGGGTTGAAATTCATTTCCAGAAAAGGTTACTTCTCCATCTTCATTAACAGTTTCTCTCCAGTAAACATAAGCAAATTTGCTTGAATAAAGTCTAGCGTCTTGAGAGCTAACAATCAGTTTCTCTTGCATTGACCCACCAAAGCTGGCATTGTCCCATTGCTGACTTAAAACAGCGTTTTGAACTGATGCCTTAATCATATTGGCACCACCTCCTCGTGGAATTACTTTTCCCTTTGGTTTCTTGTTGAGTAAACGAGCATCTTTTTCAATAATCGAGGTTCTAATTCTAGGATCAGTAATTTTTGAAATATATGGCCAGTCGCCTGGTAGTTGCCCCCAATAAGCACGAGTAATTTCATTCCAGCCGTGCTTGCGGTTCATTCTAGTTTCATTATCCTCACTCCATTGCCTGAAATGTTCGTTTAATTCGTTAAATAGCTTGCTAGTTTCCTCACTTGAAGATTTTTTGCCAGTTTGTTTTTCGTTTTTCATATAAAATAACTATAATTTTTTTACTTAGAGGTTTTCAAGCCCAATTTATTTAAAAATGATTCTAAATCTTATCCATTCGGGTTTTCTTTTAACAATATCTTTTAATTCTTTGAAATTAATGATTTTAAATGTTTTAACTATGTTTTCGCAATTGCCACAAAGGCGAACAAACTCCCTATAATTGCCATTATCAATACAAAGCATATATGCCGGCATTGAATCTGGATGTTCCTTACCACAAGCCTGACAATACCAGTTCCCATTTTGTTTAACAAGCCCGTGCCTAGCTCCACCATACTTGGTCCAGCCAAACATCGCTTTAGATAAAGTTATATTGCCCATCTTTTTGACCTAAACCTATTAAGAGATACAATTCTCTTTTTTTGATTTGATTCTGGTTTGGTTTCAGTGTGATAAAGTTGCCAGGCGATAGCTAGGCTCATAATCAAGTCATCGTGGGCATTAGTTTCAGCGGCAGCTCTCCAGGATCCACTTGTTTGAATAACAACAAAAGAAAAAAGCTCCTCTATTGTTGGGGTGTCATAAACTCTAAATAATTTTGAGTCGATTGCTTCTTTTAGGTCGCTTAACATCTTTGGTCTAGTAGCACTGTTGGTGTCCCAGCCAAGTTTCATCATTGTTTTCTTATCTTTGTTACGACCATACTGAATCATTTGATATGGTTTGAATTTTTGCTTCTTATTTAGGCGAGCAAGGCGTTCCATTTCAAAAACTCCACCATTATTTCGCTCATAGGCTACCACTGGCTTTACTCCAGTAATATCAAATAGCTTTTCAAGTATCCCGACAATATCTGGTGTCATTTCTGTTGCTAAAAGCTTGCTATGGTAAACAAGTGGCACATCTAGCCTATCTACTGACAAGAACTGAGCAGCGCAGTAATCTAAACCACCAGCACTGGTATCAATACCAACAACAAAGAACTCTCCAACTTCAATCTCTCTAAATTGTCTTATCTTTTTCACAATATTCCTAAATTAAATGGCTGTGGGGTCACAGCATTTTTTATTAACCACTCTAACGCCTCTCCGTCAAAATAACATTCACCAGAGGTAATAAAGGCTTCAGTGGCTGTTTCTGGGTATTCCTGATTGAATTGTCTCCCAAGCTCTTTTTTCTTTTGTTCTAATAATTCTTTTGAGTAAAATTCACTTCCTTTATAAAAAATTGAATTAAATCCAGTCTCTCCTCTTACAGATCTATCCCAGAAGTTCTTAAAGTAATTAAAGCCGTTAGCAGTAGTCTCAATAATGGTACGCCCATTAGGAACCACCGCCTGCATAGCTCCAGCCAATAACTTTTCCATATTTCTATAGAAAGCAGCCTCAGAGAGGTGCAAATTAGTTATGGTTTTGCTTCGACCAAATTCGGTCTTTAATGCAGTACCTATTGTATAACGGCTTTTAGTAAATTCGTTGTAAAGCTCATATTTACTAGAGTATTTAAGGGGAACTTTAAACCCTGGCAACTTCTCGTTCATCTTATATTCATAACTCTCGATATAAAATTTAACTTTTTCAAGCATTTCCTCCGCATTTTCTTTTTCATCACAAACAATGATGTTGCGAGTGTTATTTTTTATTAAAAAATCTACTGTGAAGATGGCTAAAATGATTGAAGAAAATCCCTGCTGGCGAGCCTTTAGAATTACATCTTTTTTTGTTGAAGAATCAACACTAATGAACTTATCTTGAATTGAATTTAATTTGAAGTCAACAATCTTTTGATTCTTATCAATAATCTGGAAAAAATCTTCAATAAATTTTTTATAACCTGATTTAAAACCATAGGGCATAAAATCAATATACCACAAAACAAAAGAGCCAGCACTAGGCTGGCAATTTTGCACATATCAGTTAATAGAAACTAAAAGTCTATATCATCAACGACTTCTTTATCAACAGTTGCTGGTTTTACAGCGCCCTTCATAAATGGGTCACCATTGATAAGTAAAAGCTCCAGGTCAACCTCTAGGGCTTCATCTGCTGCTTTTACAATGTCGCTCAAATCTTCTTTAGGATCAGCGATGACGCTATAACGAGTCATTTTGCCTTCACCCTCTTTGGTGACATTGATATCATATCCAGTTGGTTCACCATATTTCTTATTCTCACTGTAGCCTTTAATGGCTTTAAGAATACTCTTTTGGCTAATTGACCAAATCTGGATTCCTTTAGTGTTGTAGTTGTAAGCCTTAATGCTCATAACTTGCTTAATACCATCTGGCCCAAGCTCTGCAACAGGAATATCCTCGTTTAGTGCGAATCGCTTTGGCGATCTGCCACCATTATCATTGTCTAGCCAAGTCTCATAATAGAAAAATGGCTTACCAAGCATACGAAGAACCGTAGTTCCTTTCTGGAGCCTGGTATAGCGAGAGGTGGATTC